ATGAAGATAAAATCTATTTCTCCTTATAGGACCAAAGTTCTTTATAAGATAAAATCTATGTATCATTATAATGATGGTAGAAAATATGAAGGTAAAAAATATGATTTAGCTACAGTTAAAAACATATATAATAAGTATAAAAGTTCTATAGATACTAAGTATACTTGTGATAATATTTATGTAGCAATTAATGCACAATATCATGATTATTCTACACTATTTCATAAGTGGTTTAATGATATAGATGATAAGATAATTAAATCAGTTATTGTATTCTGGTTTATGGATGAAGATTATACTGGAAATAAAGTAAAAGATTATTTTAAACTTTAATAATTAAATCTCTTATATTCTTGCATAAGAGATTTTTTTGTATTATCTTTGCATATTATTAAAGACTTAAAATATGAGAAAGATTTTATTTTTATTATTTATGACTTTACTATTAGGCTCCTGTAAGGTGAAGGAGAAAATAGTAGAAGTTCCTATACCTCAGATAAAAACTGAAATTAAATATATAGATAAAGTTAAGTATGATTCTATTTATTTAAAGGATAGTGTTTATATTATACAGAAAGGAGATACTATATATAATAATAAAGTAGCTTACAGATATAAATATAAATACTTGAAAGATACTATAATAGTTAATAAGACTGATACTATAATTAAATTACAGAAAGTAACAGAAATTAAAGTAAAAAATCAATTAAATGTAGTACAGAAAATATTAATGTATATAGGTTTATTCTCTTTATTAATGTTCATAATTATTATATATAAGCATTTTAAGAAATGATAGACTTACTTATTAATGGGGGAATAGCTATTGTTACAAGTATAGTTACTTGGATATTAGCTAGAAGGAAATATAATGTAGAAGTAGATGGTAATGAATTAAATAATATACAAAAACAGTTAGACATATATAAAGAGATAGTTGAAGATACTAGAAAGCAATTAAATCTTATTATAGAGTTAAGAGAAAATGATAGAACTATTATACATAAATTGCAAGCTACAGTAGACTCTTTATATCCTTTAGCTTGTCAAATTAAGATATGTGGTAAGAGGTCTAGATTAACAGAAAAACAACTTAATAAATTATCAGAAAATGGAGATACTAATAAAAAGGATAGCTAAGAAATCTACATATACTATAGGTAAACTTTATGTTGATAATAAATATTTTTGTGACACATTAGAAGATAAAGATAGAGGTCTTAAAGATACTATGTCAGTAGAAGAAATACTTAAGATTAAAGTTAAGCATGAAACTGCTATACCTACTGGTAATTATAATGTAGATATAACTTATAGTCCTAGATTTAAAAAGCAATTACCTATAGTACTTAATGTTAAAGGTTTTGATGGTATAAGATTTCATAGTGGTAATACAGACAAGGATTCTTCTGGTTGTGTAATTTTAGGTCAAAACAAAGTAATTGGTAAGGTGATTAATAGTAGAGTTACTTGTGAGAAGTTTATCTCTCTCCTTACAGGAGCCAAGAATAAGAAGGAAAAAATTACCTTAAAAATAAAATAATAATTAAAATTATATAGAACTTATAATTGTTTTTGTTATAAGTTTTTATATATGTTAAATATATATTATCTTTGCAGAGAAATTTAACTAATGGAGAAAAATAATATGGAAGAATTAGATTTGGATAATATTTTAAGTGGTGATGAAATTGCCACTTTATTTGAGGAACCTCCTAAAGAGGAACCTAAAGAGGAAAAGAAAGAAGAAAAGAAAGAAGAAACTACTGATTTTGATGAAGATAATCCATTTGGAACTTCACAAAAAGAGAGCGTAGGTAGTGAAGATGAAGATATACAAGGAAAGGGAGATACTGACAATAATGGTGTCAGTTCTTCTCCTAAAAACAAAAACTTCTACTCTTCCATTACTGATGCACTTGTTGTAGATGGTATCTTCCCTGACCTTGATAAAGAAACAATCCAAAATGTAAAGACACCTGAAGATTTTCAGAAGATTATTGAAGAACAGATTAATGCTAGATTTACAGAAAAAGAAAAGAGAATTAATGAAGCTCTTAACAATAAAGTAGAACCTAGTGTAGTTCAGCAATATGAAAGTACTATTGATTATCTTAATAATATTAATGATGATTCTTTAAGTGCTGAAAATGAAGAAGGTGAAAACCTTAGAAGACAACTTATTTATAATGATTATCTTAATAGAGGTTTTAGTAAAACTAGAGCTGAAAAAATGGTTAATGATGCCATTGAAAATGGTACAGATATAGATGATGCTAAGGATGCTTTACAAGGAGTTAAGGATTTCTATAATAACAAGTATAAGGAGATACTTGATAGTGCAAAGGAAAATGAGAAGAAGCTTGCAGAAGAAAGAACTAAACAATCTGAAAACCTTAAGAAATCTATCATGGAAGACAAGAATCTTTATGGTGATGTAGATATAGATAAAGCTACTAGAGCTAAAATCTATGATTTTATTACTAAGCCAGTACATAAAGATTCTAATGGTAATTATATGACTGCTTTACAGAAGTATCAGTCTGAGAATACCATTGAAGCTATGAAGAACTTTGCTATTTGCTATACATTAACAAATGGCTTTAAAGATTGGAGTAAATTAGGAAGTAAGCAAGCTAAAAAAGAGGTAAAGAAAGGTTTAGCTAACCTTGAAAAAGTAATTAATTCTACATCTAGAAATAATGATGGCTCTCTTGGGTTTGTAAGTTTTGATGAGAGTTCTTACTTAGGTCAAGGTATGCAGCTAGACATTTAATATATGATTATTAATGTTTAAATTTATATAAATATGTCTGGAAAATTAAGTAGATTTCAGATGCGACCATTTACAACTTGGAATGGTGTAATGAAAGAAAACTCTCTTGCAGCTATGGGTCTTTTAGCTCCACAGAAGTTATCAAACTTCATAGTGCAACTCTTAGCTTTTAAAAATGGTAAAACTCTTGATACATTCTTATCACAGTTTCCAACTTTAGAATTAGAAAATGACCAAGAAATTATTTGGGATGTTATTGGTAGTGACCGCAGAAATGTAGCCCTTGTTAGAGCTTTAGATGAGAATAAAACTCCTATTTCAGCAGAAGGTGCTAATGTTGGTGCTAATGGTGCTCCTTTTTATCTTGAGTTTAATGAGGCTTATTTCTTCCTTGGTGAAGTAATCTTTGGTGAGCTTAATGAACTTTATCAGATTAGAATTATTGATGAACCTATAGAGTCTGGTAGTAATTATCTTTATAAGGTACAGACTTATGGTCACAATAATGGTGGTATTCCTAGAGAAAGACTTCAAACTGGTGAAAGATTCTCAACTGAGTATGCTCCAGTAAGTAGAGAATTCTCAAGAGGTGTTGGTGGTATAAATGGTTCTCTTCCAACTAGTATGAGAAATGAGTGGACTACTATTAGAATTAAGCATAAAGTACCTGGCAATAGACTTGACCAAAAGCTTGCAGTAGGTGTTCCTGTAATTCAGAAAACTGAAAGTGGTTATACTCATACTACAGTTAATAAGTGGATTCACTTAGAAGACTTGAAGCTTGAAGAGAAGTTCCAAATGTATAAGAACAATGCTATGATGTTTGGTACCTCTACTAGACTTAATGATGGTACTTATAATAACTATGATTTTGGTGGTGCAGTTATTAAGGCAGGTAGTGGTTTAAGAGAACAAATGGAAGCAGGTAATGTGATTTATTATAATCACTTTAGTATTAAACTTCTTGTTGATGCTCTTGGTTCTATTAGTGCAGGTAAACTTGGCTTTAATAATAGAATGTTTATCCTTAAAACTGGTGAAGCTGGTGCTATTCAGTTCCATGAGGAAGTACTTAAAGATGGTAGTGGTTGGCAGCAAATTGTACTTGATAATAGTTCAGTAAATGCGGTAGCTAAGACTACTTCTCAAATGCATACTAATTCACTTAAAGCTGGTTTCCAATTCACTGAATTCCTTGCACCTAATGGTATTCATATTAAGGTAGAAGTAGATGATAGCTATGATGATACTGTAAGAAATAAAATCAAGATGCCTGGTTCTACTTATGTAGCAGAGTCTTATAGATATGACATCTTTGATATTGGTAATGTTGAGGAACCAAACATTCAGAAGATTAGAATTAAGGGTAGACCAGAGACTAGAAGCTATATTCCTGGTATAAGAAATCCATTTACAGGACAATATTCAGTTGATTATGCTTCTACTGATGAAGATAGTACAGAGGTACACAAGATGGATACCTTTGGTGTTATTATCAAAGACCCTACAAGAGTAATGTCACTTATCCCTGATATTTTATCAGCATAAGTATAAATAAAAAGGAAGGATTTAAGGATAACATTCTTATCCTTCCTTTTATTTTTAAATTAAAAAGAGAAGAATAAATATGGAAGAAATTTTAGATGATTTGGAATTACCAACAAAGGTAATCCCTGTAGAAAATAAAGAAAAGAAAGTAACTAAACAAAAGAAAGTTAAAAGGGTGATTGAAGAAGATAATGATGAATTAGTATCTTGTCTTAGAAATGAGAAAATTATTGTAAGATATATTCCTAAGATGGGAGGTCTTTGGGCTAATACTACTAACCCTAGACATATATTATCTGGTGGTATGGCAGATACTTCTTTTAAAACTTATGTAGTACCTAAACTTGCATCTAGTGGTGTTTATGTTAATATACTTACTAATAAGGAAAAGGAATTCCTTGAGAGTTATATGGGTCTTGAAGATGGTGATTTAAGTATATACAATAGACATAATAACTTCTGGGATAGTAGTAATCCTCAAGGTATTAATAAAGTAACTCTTTATAAGAGAGATAATTACTTTGACCTTAGTATTGTAGATGATTATATCAAATATAAGATTCTATTGGCTAATAAGAATTTTATCTGTCCTTCCTTAAAGGAGCTAGAAGATAGACCTAAAGCTACTTATCAGTTTGTAATTATTGAAGAAGGTGCAGAAGCTAAGAAACTTAGTGGTAATGTATCAGCTACAATGCAGTGTTATAAAGAATTTGGTAAGATGGAAGATGATAATGATACTATGAGAGTAGTCATTGAACTTCTTACTATGAGACCACTTGATGTAAATACTAAGAGTGAGTTCTTAAAGAATAAGATTAATGAACTTATTCAAGCTAATCCTAAGACATTCTTAAATATAGTTACTGATGAATATTTAAGCTCTAAGGTTCTTATTAAGAAGTCTATTGAAGCAGGTAATATTTATCTTAAAGGTAATTATCATTATCTTACAGAAAATAATATTCCTCTTTGTAGTAATAATGAAGAACCTACATTGAATAATGCAGCTAGATTCCTTAATCTTCCTAAAAATCAAACTATTAAGTTAATGCTTGAAGGGAAGCTTAAAGAAGACTAAATATAATAGTCATATACTTTATATGACTAAGTAGTAATTAGATATAAAAGAATATGACTAATAGTGAATTTTCAAATGAATTTGATGTATTATATCAGAATATTGCATCAAATCAAGCACCAGGCTTAGATGAATATGAAAAATCTGTATTTCTGACTATGGCTCAAGAACAGATAGTTCTAGAGCTTTATCAGAAATTAGAACAATCTGAAGAAGCTAGAAAATACTTAAGTAATCTTATTAAGACAGATAATTATGCTCCTATAGGAGAGCAGGATGTAGTATTAATAAATAACAATTTCAAATCATACAAAGTAGAAATAAGTAATAGTATCTTATTTATGATATATGAACAATGCACTTTAAGTGATGAGAATAATTGTATTAATGGTAGAATTGTATCAGTAGTTCCTACTATACATGATGATTTAGATAAAGTACTAAAGAATCCTTTTAAATCTCCTAATAGTAGAAAGGTAATTAGATTAGATTTTGATAATAAAATAGAACTTATATCAAAATATAATATATCTAATTATAAGGTAAGGTATTTAAAGAAGCCTAATCCTATTATACTAGTAACATTAGAAGATAATTTAAGTATTAATAATGGTGATACAAAAGTATCAAATGGTGAAACTAATCCTGTATTACATGAAAGGATAGTTCAAAGAGCAGTACAATTAGCTGCTCAAAGTACAGAAAGATAATAACGCATAATTAATTATGCATATGTTTAATTAAATATTTAATAATATGTTTATTGGTTCAGACAATCAATTTAGAAACTTATATGTAATGAATGCATATAAAGAGAGTGAATCTACTTTTGACAAAGTAGGTGATATAACTCTTAAAGTAGATACTGTTAAGAAATTTATGTATTTTGTTTATAAAGATACAGAAGATATTCTTACCAGTGATATTATTGACATTAAGAATATCCTTTATGTTAAGTCTACTAGTGCTACTGATATGGATAGAAAGCTTAATTCTCAGTCAGTAACTCTTAATGAAAACCCTATTAGTGGTCAAGATTATGTACTTAATATTGAGGTAAGAAACTTTGTAGCTCTTGGTGATGATTCTACTCATATTAAGTTTGGTGCAGTTCATGCAGTAAAAGGTATGACTAAATCAACTTTTTATAAGGCTATGGCAGTTAATCTTGCTAAGAATCTCAGTAGAGAACCTTCGCCTATTCTTAATGTGTCTCTTATTAAACACGATAATACTAGTACTAATACTACAGATACTACAAGTACTACAGATACTAAGGTAGCAGTACTTGTTAATGGTAAGATGCAAAATCTTACTGCTCTTGAATCTACAGAAACTTATACTAGTATTATTATTGATGAGGTTGAACAACCTTGGAGAAGAGGTGTAGCTCAAGTAGAACCTGTTAATTTCAATACTACTTGTGGTACTATTCTTATTGATGGTGATGATGTAATCTGGGGTACTGTAGAAAAGAAAACTGGTACTACCATTCATAATGGCAAACAGATTGCAGATATGGAGTGGTTCTATCATGGTACTAGAGGTGATATTTATAGAGAAGCTACATATCCTGATAACTTTAGCTTTAAACCACTTGTTGATGAAACTAAAGCTTATTATGTATTAGATATTCATTTTGCTTATGTTGGTCCAGGTGTAGAGGTAGCTAAATCTGAGAGAACTATTACAGTAGTTTGTGCAGATGAAACAAACTTTAGCAAGCTTATTACAGAAATTAAAAAAGTTACAGGTGTGGATACTGGTACAATATCATAATATATAGGGTAGGAGTTTATTCCTACCCTTTATTATTTCATTTAATTATTTATAATATGATAAGATTTAATGAACTTAAAATTGAAGATAACTACATAATTATTGATGTACAAATTGAAGAAGATGAATACTTTAAAGATATGTATATTGATAGTATAGTTATTGATACTCAAGATACATTCATAGCTAATGGTCCTAGTAATAAGGCTATATATACTAAGACATTTAATTCTAAAGAAGATACTTCTTATGAAAATAATCCTTGTATTACTACAAAAATGGAAGAGAATGTTTTCTTCTCAAACAATAATAGAGTTAGAATATATATAAGTGCTAAAGAATTAAACGTAGATATACATAAAACTATGTTCTTTATATATGCTATAGCAGGAGGAACACCAGCAGCAGATACTCCATGTAGATGGGATGAAAATAAAGCTTTACATACATTAGTAGATGTACAATTACTTTATAATACTATGATACAATATGTAAAGGAATTAGGAAAAGAATGTAGTACACCTGATAACTTTATTAATGCCATTCTTCAATTTAATGCTATAGATTTAGCTTTAAAAACTAATCAATATCCTTTAGCTATAGAATTATGGAAGAGATTTTATAGTGATGTAGAATCTAATGCAGTATTACCTAATTGTGGATGTAATGGAAGACTTTAATTTAATTACAGTAGATACTTTAAATAAGTACTTTGACATATTATCTAAGGCAGGATATGTTAAGAATAAAGAAGTAAATAAAGTAATTATTCTTACATTCCTATCTAGATTATTGAATGACTTCTCTGAATATATAACAGAAGAAGATTATAATGATATTATTAAATCTGTTTATTGCCTTAGTGATTGCTTAATAAGATTACCTAAATATAATGTATTTAAAGATAGTCTTATTCATCATAAATATAATGATGGTCTTATATTAAGAATTACAGAAGATGACTTAAATAGATTTATGGAAAACAATATGTTTAAAAGACTATAACAATATTAATTAAAATCTTGGTGTATAAGATATTATTTTGTATCTTTGCATCAAGATTTTTTATTTTATAATATTATGAAAGTTAAAGAGATTATATATATTATATTAGATAGAATAAAAGGTACTTCAGATGATTTCAGTTATACTGAGGAACATATATTATTCTTAATTAATAAATATAGAAGTTATATGTTGAAACAGACATATAAAGATGTAAAGAAAGAAATTCCATATAGTAATTATCAGACTATATGTTTAGATTTAGAAACAGAGAATAAAGGTTTATGTCAAGGTATTATTCTTAGAAGTAAACAAGAAATACCTAACATTATTAATATTAGTAAACCTATCTTATATACAGAATATGAAAATACTAAAATTGTCTTTACTAATAGAGATAGATTTAGATTTGTTGGCAGTAATAAATTCTTGAGAAATATTCTCTACTCCTGTACAGGAGAAAATAATAAGCTATTAATAAAGTCAAATAATCCTCAATACCTTCATTTAAAGAGTATTAAGTTAGAAGGAGTATTTGAAGACTTTAAAAAAGCATTTGAATTATCTTGTAATAGTAATAAGCAGTGTGATATATTAGATGCTGATTTTCCATTTGAAGATAGTTTAGTACCTCAGATGTGTGATATTATTTATAATGTATTGACTAATAGTATATATAAACCTAAAGATGATAGTAATGATGCTAATGATACATTAGCTGACTTAGCTAATTATCTTAGAAATAATATGAAATCAGACTTTCAAAAACAAATAGATGGATAATTTTAGAAGAAAAATATTGAAGGTAGATGATGGAGGACATCTACATAAAATAAGAAATAGTATAGGTATATATAACATATACAAAATACTTAGGAAGAATAAATGGTTAAACATAGGAAGACCTTTAACTGAGCATGAATTCTATACTATTATAAGACAAGTTAATAATAGCATTGCAGATAATATTAAGAAAGGTAATACTATAGAACTACCTAGTTTTATGGGTACTTTTGAGACTATTAAATATAAGTCTAGTATTAAATTTGAGAATGGTAAACTAAAAACTAATTTACCTATAGATTGGAATAGAACCTTAGAATTATGGGAGAATGATAAAGAAGCTTTTAGAGATAAAACTGTGTTAAGATATGAGTTAGATTATATCTATAAATTAAAGTATAATCCCTATAAAGCTAGATTTAATAATAAGACTATATTTCAGTTTAAGTTTATAAGAGATATTAAACAAGGTATATCAAAAGAAATACAAAAAGGTAATATTGATGCAATCTTAAAATATAAGTAATATTAAACAAGATAATATTAAACAAGGTAATATTAAACAAGATAATATTGATGCAATCTTAAAATATAAGTAATATGGTAAATGAAATAAATTATATAAGCATAAATGAATTAGCTTCAAGAGTATTGGACAATCCTTTACTTAGTGATATTAATATTGAACAGATTATCAGACATGTATTAGATTTTATGGCTAAATTTGGAGTTAATAATATATATCAAGATAAAGAAGCTATTCTTACTGTACAGGAGCACAGAGCTTTACTTCCATGTGATTTAATCAGAATAATGCAGTTAAAAGACTGTAAAAGTGGTTTATGCTTTAGACAAATGACATCTAGTTATATTCCTACAGATAATGATAGAGATTATGAATTAACTTTCAAGACACAAGGCAGAGTATTATATACTTCTATTAAGGAATGTGAAGTTAAATTAGCTTATAAAGCTATACCTATAGATGATGATGGGTTTCCTTTACTTATAGATAATCCTTTATATCTTAAAACATTGGAATTATATATTAAGAAAGAAATATATGGAAATCTTTTTGACCAAGGTAAATTAAATCAGAATGTACTTAATCATGTAGAACAACAATATGCTTGGAATGTAGGTCAATTACAAAGTGAATTTAATACTCCTAGTATACAGGAAATGGAATCTATAAAGAATATGTGGACTTTATTATTACAATATAATAATCATTTTGTAAGAGATTTTAAATATGGAAATTCTAATCATAATAAAATAGTTTAATTATGCAGAAGAAATATTTTAATTTTCAACCTAAAGGTATGAATACCAATATGTCTCCTAAGTTTCAATCTAATGAATATGCTACTTACATGAATAATATTAGAATAACTAAGGATGATAATGGTATATTATCTTTACAGTTTGAAAGAGGAAATAAACGATTAAATCTAGATATAAAAGGATGTGTAATAGGTACTTGTGTACTAAATAAATATCTTGTATTATTTACACAAGAAACTAATACACATAGAAAATCTAATGATGAAATTGTTATTATTAAAACTGACCATATATATAGATTAGAGATAATAAATGAAGATTTAAATATAGTAGAAATATTTACAGGAAATCTTAATTTTGATACAAAGTATCCATTAGAAACATTAGGTGTATATGAAAATGAAAATATACAAAAAGTGTATTTTATAGATGGTAAAAATCAAGCTAGAGTGATAAATATATTAGAAGATTATAATCTTAAATATCAAGATACTTTGTCTGAATATAAAAAGACAGCATTTGATTTTATTGCCGAATTACAACTTAATGAAGAGGTATACATACATAAAATTATAGGTACTGGAGAATTTCCACAAGGTACTATACAATATGTATTTTCATATTATGATAAACATGGTAGACAATCTAACTTATTTGCACAATCTGATTTACAATATTTAGCTTATAATAAAGGAGTTAGTCCTGAAGAAAAAGTTAATTGTAGCTTTAAAATATATATAGATAACATAGATAGACAATTTAATTATCTTAGAATTTACTCTATTATAAGAACTTCTCAAGATGCTATTCCTACTTGTAAAAGAGTTATAGATTTAGAGATTAATTCTAATGAGATTGTATATGTTGACAATGGTACTACAGGAGATATTATAGATAATACTGAATTATTATATTTAGGAGGTAATACTATATGCCCTAATACTTTTGAGCAAAAAGATGGTATTTTATTTATGGGTAATTATACAATTAATAACAATGATATATCTAAAGAAACTGCTATTAATATAAGAAATCTTTTAGGTAGTAAATTAGGATTTAAATATAAAGCAACTAGTATATCTTATAAAGGAAAAAATGATTATTATAATTATGAAGGACAATTAGGTGAAAGTGATGTAGCAGGATTTAAATATATGGAATGGTATGGTGTAGCTATACAATTTCAGAATAAGAATGGAAGATTTAGTTCTCCTATATATTTAGGCTCTACAAGAAATTATTTTCCTCCTGATATAGTAGATTATAATCTTTTAGAAGAAGTTGGTATAAATAGAGGAGAATTAAATTTAGATATTGATATAACAAAATTAGTAAAAATTATTGATACTAATATATGGGTCAAAGCTAGACTTTTAATAGTTAATCCTACTAATAGTTTAAAAACAGTTTTATGTCAAGGTATTATATCTTCTACTGTATTTAATTATAGAGATAGATATAATAATACCCCTTTTACTATGTCTTCCTGGAGAATGAATTCTTTAGGAAAGCATCTAAAGGCATTACATGAGAATTCTATTTCATGGGGGGAAATTCAGAATATAGAATTTTCTAAATCTCCTATTATAGGAGGAAATACTCACACTCAAATTGATATTAAATGTATTATTCAATTAGCATATTATAGAACTATTGTAGTTTCTGAAAATAATACTGTATTATATGACAAGAGTACTTCAACTATTATCAAAGCAAAAGAAAATTTAAAAAATTGGAATTCAAATATAGATATAAATGAAATTCCTGATGACAGTTGGAAAAATAATGCTACTATACATCAAGAAATAGAAATCAATGGAGTAGATACTATTGTAAATGATTTTGGAGAATGCTTTGCTTATGATGAATCTTTAGTAACATTTAATTCACCAGATATTGAAAATCAATATAATAACATAAATAAAAATACTAAATTAAGAATAATAGGTATTTTAAAGTCTAAGCCTTTATTTTCTAATTATCTGATTCAGGGAAATGATTTAAATGACTCTTCAAAAGGAAATGTTCCAACAAAGAATATTAAAGATTTTACCTCTGATTTATTATGGAGAGATATGGATTCCAGTTGGGATAATTTAAGTAATTATGATGCTAATAAAGATTGGTTATTTGCTACTTATTTATGGCATAGAGAAACTAGTTATTCAGATAATGGTATAGAAAAAAAGAATAGTGATGGAAATTCTAGAAAAGTATGGTCTAAACCTGTTAAGAAAATAATTTCTAACACTAGAGAATGTACTACTTCTTATCTTAGAAATAGTTTACGCTATGTAGATGATATAGAAGAAATAAATAAATTCAATTATTATGAATTACCTATAGATGATATTAAGGTTATTACTACAAATAGTGATGCTATTTATAAACTAAATAGTAATATGGGAGATAGTTATATAGAAACATTATCTTATGCTTCTGATGTTAATAAATTATTTCCTTCTAATAATGAATATCCTATATATGGAAGACAGTATTATGCTTATAATGAAAAATTTATAAGTGGTTATATAACATATGATACTATTATAGTAGATGGTAAAGCAGTTACTTCAAAAGAACCTATAAGAATTAAATATAAAGAAACACCTCATGCTATTATATCTTTTGGTTCTAAAAATAATAGTACTATCAAACTTCCTAGAATGAGTATTAAGCATATTTCTGAAATAGATAAAGTAGGAGAAGATACTGCAGTTAGAAAATTATTTTGGAATACAGAAAATAATTCTTATACAAAGGATTTTATATGGACTAAGTATATTAATGAATATGCTAATTATATGAATCCTACAAATATAAAAACTAATTATTCCTTCTATAATGCTAATCCTAGTACAAATGATTATTATTATTTAGCTGATTTATGTGTACAAGACTCTGATACTTCTCCTTATGAATCAAATAATGGTAATGAAAGTATTATATCTCAGTATTCTTTTATACCCGCAGGAGAAGCTATTAAACTTACAGGAGAAACTGTATCATTAAGAGGTAATTATGGAGATACTTATTATCAAAGATGGGATTGTTTAAAGACTTTCCCTTATAGTACTGATGATAAGAATCAATATATAGATATTACTTCTTTCTTTGTAGAATCTAGAATAAATCTTGATGGTAGATATGATAAACAAAGAGGTTTAAAATATAATCTTGGAGTACTTGATACTAACTTTAATCTTATAAATAAATCTTATACACAAAGAAATAATTTCTTTAATTATAGACAGATAGAAGATGAGGGTGTTATAAACTTTCCTAATCAGATAACTATATCTAAAACTAAAGTATTAGGAGAAGATGTAGATTCATGGACTAATGTTACTCTTGCAAGTGTATTTGATTTAGATGGAGATAAAGGTAAACTTAATGCAATAAAAAAGATTAATAATGACCTTTATTGTTTTCAAGATAATGGTATATCAAGATTACTTTACAATTCTAGAGTACAGATTAATACTTCTGATGGTGTACCTATTGAAATAGCTAATAGTGCTAAATTACAAGATAAACAATACTTATCAGATTCAATAGGATGCCAAAATAAATGGGCTATTAAATCTACTTCTCAAGGTATTTATTTTATAGATACTTATAATAGTGAACTTTATAAGATAAATGATAAAGGTATTACTCCTATATCTCAAAATAAGTTTAAAAACTATTTTACTCAGTTAAGTTCTAATATATGGTCTCCTTCATTATGGACTTATGAGAATAGCAGTAACTTTATAGATTCTATTAAACTTGAGTATGATAGTACTACTTATGATTTATATATAGTAAGTAGAGATACTGCTTTAGCTTATAATGAGTTATTAGGTGAATTTACTTCATTCTATGATTATGGTTCTACTTTATATTGGGTAAACCTTAATGATAAGAGTTTACAGATAAATAAAGATGGTATTTATGAAGCCTATAAAGGAAATTATGGTATTATATATAATAAGTACTCTTTTGCAGATATAGAATTTATAGTTAATAGTGAGTTTGATTTAGATAAGATATTTGAAACAGTAGAACTTACTACAAGTGATATTGCTAAGATTAATAATTGGAAAGCAGATTATTATCCATTTGATACTCTAGAAGTAAGTAATGAATATCAGAGAGGTAAGAATGAAGCTTCTTCTATTACTGTAAAAAAGAAGTTTAGAACTTGGAGATGGCAGATACCTAGAAACAATAAAAAGAATGAAGATAATATTATAACTAATAGAGATAGAATTAGAAATATGTGGGCTAAGATAAAGCTCAGTAAAAAATATAATTCTCCTTTATCTATTTATAATATTAATGTGGCTTACTATAGATAAATTATAGCAGGATATTAAGTATTTACTTAGTATTCTGCTATTTTTTATTAATTCTATTTGTAGTATTAAATAATTTGTGTATCTTTGCAAAATAAAATAATTAACTATGAGAAAGAAAGATGAGTTATATACAATAAAACAACCTATTAATTTATACCCTAATGGAGGTAACTTGTTAGATTCTTTAACTAATGGTAATGGTCTTAGTTTAAAGAACACCTTTAGTGGTCAAAACTTAACAAATATAGCTAAAAATGGTATAGGAGCTTTAAGCTCTATAGTAGGACAAGTAGGAGGAAATCTTATTGGCGGAGATTTATCCTCTGGAGCAGGTAATACTATTGGTAATATTGGTAGTACAATTGGTAGTGCAATATCTACTGTTAATCCTTTAGTAGGAGGAATAGTTTCTGTTGGTTCAGGATTAATAGGAGGTTTAACAAATAAAATGTTTGGCTCTAAGTTAAACCAAGAAAATATTAATCAAGTAAAAAGTAATATATCTTCTACTGCTAATACATCTTTTGGTGGTAGTGCTGATGACTTAATGAGTCAATTATCTAATGCTTCTATGTTAGGAAATATTAATAGAAGTGATATAGGTAAAGATGGTTGGTTTAGTCATAAAGCTAAGAATCTTACTAATAAATTAAGAGCACAGGCAGAAGCAGCTAATACTAGATTATATAATAATTTTAATCAAGCTGCTGATGTTACTAATGAAAATCAATTTCTTCAAAGTATGTATAATGTAGAAGCCTTTGGTGGTCCTTTATTTAAAGAAGGTGGAATTATGATTAAAAAAGAAAATAGAGATAAATTTACTAAAAGTGCAAATAGAGCTAATATGGGTGTACAAGAGTATGCTAAACATATATTAGCCAATAAGGAAGATTATTCTCCAACATTAATTAAGAGAGCTAATTTTGCTAGGAATGCAGCTAAATGGAATGCTTTTGGTGGAGATTTAAATACTTATGGTGGTACTTATAATGGTGGTCTAGAATATATAGATAATGGTGGTACACATGAGCAGAATCCTTTCAATGGTGTACCTATGGGTACTGATAAAAATGGTACTCCTAATTTAGTGGAAGAAGGAGAAACTATATGGAATGATTATGTATTCAGTAATAGACTTAAAGTACCTGAAACATTAACAGATAAATATAAATTAAGTAAAGATATAACCTTTGCAGAAGCTAGTAAGAAATTAGGTAAGGAAATAGAAGAAATTCCTAATGACCCTATTAGTAAAAGAACATTTAATTCCTTTATGCAGGATTTACAACAATCACAGGAAGAAGTTAAAGCTAAAAAGGAATTAACTAAGGCTAAGAGACAAT